CACTCTTTAGTGGTTAAATTAAAAGCAGGGAATTTAACAGGACATATTCCACTTAACTTAAGTGAACCTGTACCAAACTTCTGAATTGAAGTGTCAATAGAAGCATTAGAAGGAGTATGTAATGCTGGAGTTACTAATTCTTGCTTTGTAGTATCTTCAACAGCATTAGCAACATTATTAAAACGATGTGATGCTAATTGATCAGATTGTCTACGATCTATTGCAATAATACAGTCACCAGAACTATCTACTGAATGTGACTTAGCTTGGAATCCAATCCTGTCAGTATCATCAACTTTAGTCTCTTTGATAACTGATCCATCATACTTGAGATAATGAATAACAGCATATCTCTGATTCTCTGATTCTTGAACGTCAGATACAATTGTATAGTTACCAAATACGTCTACAGTAATACCTGCATGTTGAATATTCTCAACCTCTCCAGAAATATTAACTGTCTTACTCCAAGTCCACTGACTATTAGCAGTTGCTAATGGGAACTTATTAACCTGAATCTTCTCAAACTTCTGAGTAGCACCGTTATATACATCCCAGATACAAACTACATCATCATAATCATCAATTATGAATTCTGGGTTTCTTACATATCCACCAACTGTAGGAATCTGTCTGATATACTCAATCTCAAGGTTTGCACCGTCATACCAGAATACACCGAAGATACAGTCATCATTTTGGTCATTAACACCAACAAAGAAGAATCTATCATCAGATATCCATTGGATCTGATTGATCATCTCAGAATCATTTGCAGATGCAATCTTTCTCTTCTCTACAAGGTCACCATCTAAATCACACTGAATGATCCACATATCGTTAGGATCAATAGAGTTACTATCTGTATAACCTGCAATGTAAATTCTCTTCTCTTGATCAAGTGCAATACTTGTTACCCAGTCCCTTCTAGAAAGACCTGAGATACCTGCAATTGCCTTCTGCCACTGTAAAATACCATCAGGAGCATTAGCATTGTTGAATCCAGACTTATACAGACCTAACCAAACATCAGGATTATACTGTGAATTGTTAGGATCATATGTATGACCAACAAGATAGATCTTGTCATCCTCTTCAGATTCATCAATATACATCTTGACGAATTCTGCCTTCTTAACACCTGAATTAGTAGGTAGTAAGTTTCTCTCCCAAACCTTTTGGCCTAGGTCGTCAAACTTGGCAAGAAATGCTGCTTGATCACCATCTGGCTCAATGACACTACCACAGATATAAGTGTATCTGTCAGCAGTAGTTAATGTATGATGTATAGAGACTTGACCTGTTGCTTCCTTATACTCAGTGATCCAATAACGAGTCTTCTTGTATTGCTGAGGATGAGATACCCTAATTTGAGGAGGATTGTCAGCATCGTATCCATTACCAGAGTTAATGATATTAACAGTGTTAATCTGACCAGTACCTTCAAGGTTTAGAGATAACTCAGCATCTTTACCAGATGCAGTAATTAATTCAAATGTAGGTGGAATATCATTATTGTATCCAGTACCACCTTGGACTACGTTAATTCTTTCAACACCAGCAACAACCTTAACTCTATAGGTCTTATTAGTGTTATCAATGACAGGACGTGAATTTACAATGATTTCATCCTGTTGACGTAATTCATGTCCAGATTCAGTTACAATCTTACCGTATGGACGGTCACCAATGATCTCTTTCTGATATGCTGTGATCTTCTGACCCTTAACAGAGTCAATAATAGCAGATGCACCAAATCCACCAGTACCTTCATTATTGAAGAATACAGTATCATTAACCTGATAAGAAACACCTGGGTTCTCAATAACGAATCCATCAATCTGAGCATTCTCAAATTGAGTAGTTGTCTCAACTTCAATATCAACTCTAGACTCTGGTGATACTCTTGGGAAGTAATCATAGATTTGTAGAGTTGCCTCTTCGGACATCTCTAGAATCTCTTGTTGCTCATTAGCATCAATCAAACCATCATTGTTAGAGTCTTGTATTTCAAAGATGATAGGATATCCTTCTTTTTCAGTAGTAAGGACATCTGCCTCTTGGTTTGGTTGACGATCAACGTCAATATCAACATCAGTGTATGGATCTCTATAACGAACAACACCATCAGGAATATTCTCCTGTGTTGCTGCCTGAGAGAAGTTCCAGTTATCTGGTAATGAGTTAAACTGAGGTCCAAGGATATATGGGAATTCAGCAATACCTGCATCACTAGCATCGATAGTTACAAAGTAAGCATAGACTCCATCTGGGAAGTCAGGTGTCTTACAGAAACGACCATTATAGTTGTCTAGGTCACCAGACTGGAAGTCATAATAGTAGTCATCAATGAATGTACCAGCAGCATAGGTATCGATAGGAGGACCATCTACCCTAGCAGGATTAGGATTGGTAGCAGCATCAAATACAACATTCTCCTTCAATTTGAAGGAAGTACGCATTCTTCTAATACCACTATTCTGATCAGTAGGATCAATGTATCCATAAGGACCATATATTGGGTTACCATCAAATGCCCAACCAATAATAGGTGAGTGCTCAAAGTTAGCAGCAACTTCTTGGAATTGCTGTGTAACAGGATTTAAGAATACGTTGTCACCAACAACATATCTTAATTCTTTAGGATCTGATAAGTGAGCATATTCACCACCAAACTGGTTGTTATATCCAGTGAATACATAACCTCTTGCAAAGTCATACTGGTCTGCTAATTCATATTGAAGGTTTTTATTCCACTGATAGACTGTAGGTTGGAATGACGCTAATTGACCCACTGCTTCGAGTCTGACAGTCGTTAAACCTTGTGTATACCCAATACCCTTATTGATAATAGTTACACCTAAAACACGACCTTTATCTTCTCCAATTGTACCGATAGTTGCTTTAGCAATAGCACCAAATCCATCACCATTAATAATGATGTTAGGAGCAGTTGTATAGGATTCACCAGAGTTAATAATAGCGATAGATACGATTCTGCCATTAATAACGATTGGTTGTGCTAGAGCACCTTCACCAGAGTTAACCTTAACAGAAGGAAGTGAAGTATATCCACTACCAAAGTTAGTGATGTTTACACTGGAAATTGGACCTCTAACGTTAGCAGTTGCAGTAGCACCAGTACCACCGCCACCTGTAATAGAAACTAGAGGTTGCGTTGTATAATTCTGACCTGGTTGCTCAACTAGAATTCTTGTTACTCTACCACCAGTAATAACTGCTTGTGCAGTAGCACCTGATCCACCACCTCCAACAATCGATACAAGAGGTGATTCTGTGTAACCAGTACCTTCGGTAACCATATCGAAGGATACTAGACTACCATTAACAACAACCTCTGCTTCAGCACCACTACCACCGCCACCAGTGATCTCTACGTTGGGTTTAGCACCAGCATCGTATGATTCACCAACATTGGTAACTGCGATGCTAGTAAGAGGTCCATACTGGATAAATTCTCTAGATTTGTAAGACCAGATAGAAACACCGTTTACCCAAGCACCAATTGGTGTTCCTGGGTCAATTGTCTTTCTTTCGGAAATAGTTTGGACATTTCTAGGGAATCTGAGTAATTTCCTTTGGTTTCCTGGAATTAGAGCAGATCCTGTAAATGGACCTATTTTGTAGTTAGGAAGTCCAGATGCAGCGACATAAACGTAATTATCGTTAAAAAACGAGTTTTGGATGTTTGTAGTAAACTCAGATACAACAGAATTGATAGAAGCGATATCTGACTTACCTCTATTCAAATCAACCGATAAAAGGATGTTTCCTTGAGGTAAAATCTCAGTAGGAGTGTTTATCTGATATGAGAAGGTAAATTGGTCAATTCTCGATGTTACAGTAAATGTACCGTTGTAAACAACTGGGTTTGCACCATATATCGTAACTTGGTCAGAAACTAGCAAACCATGAGGATTATTACAAACTACAGTCGCAGTCTGGTTATTAACACCACCAGGAGTGATAGTATCAACTTGAATCAGTTTCTTAACGTTATATAACCAAGATTGGAGTCTTAACTCCTCAGCAGTCGATCCAAGGTTTGCAACCTTCAGTTTATCCCCACCAAGGTAGTAACTACCAGTATCGTTTAGTACTGTGGTACCTGCTTCAGCAATACCAAGAATCCTTAACTTACATTCCTGTGCAGTGCCTCTGTTGACATAAACGAAGATATCGGACTGAATTATAGTACCAGGATCCCAATCTTCGACAATTCCATTCTTAGACCTAGTACACTCGATGAACTGGTTAAGGGACTTCTCCTTATACTGGACTTGCTCTACATCATTGATTCTAATAGTACCATTTCTCTCGGGCCATCCAATTGTACTGTCAACCGTAATTATCTGCCCAGTAGTGGTTAAAGGCTCAACTAGACGAGTCTTATAAGGAATAATGAAGTTACCAACTAAGGTTTCCTCAGATATTGCTAATTCATAGATTGTGTCAGTACCTTCAATGATAGTAATGACGTTTTCGATCAATGCAGACGCAGCAGTAACACTAGTGTCTACTTCATCAGCATATTGATTAACTTCGGAGTCAATTAGGTTTGCAGGGTCACCTTCAAGCAATTCTGCTCTTAGAATGGTGTCTACAACCCAAGTTGCATGAGATGGACTTATAATTTCATCTTTAGGATAGTAAAGATCAACATCTTCACCAAATAGGATTTTAAAGAGATATTGAGTTGCTAACTTCGTACCTTTTGAGATATAGAAGTCAGTAATGTTTTTAATAACCTGAACTGGGTTAACTTTACCGAAATCGATATCTAAGGTTGGAAGATACTGTCTTCTAAACTTATCAAAGACTTCTTTAATGAATAAAGAGTCAAGGTTGATAACATCAGCACCAGCAACGTGATTTGACTGTCTTAGAGCTGCTTCTCCAGCATATATCTCATTATGGAGGTTATCATACCCTACAGGTCCAGAAACGCCTCTGGAGCACCCCAGGAAGGCACTGGAGGCATATCCTGATCCATATTCAAGTATATCGAATCCTGTAACCTGATCAAACCCAACATCCACAGATGCCCTTGCTGCTTTTGGTTCAGCAATGTAAATCTTGGGTGGAAACTCTGTAGAGTAACCAGATCCAAAACTAGTAATATTAATATCTGTTATTTCACCGTTAAAGATGGTTGCTTCTGCTAAAGCACCAGTACCACCTATTGGTTCTCCATATCCGTCTTTTCTGTCATCTACGATATAAACTGAAGGTGCATCGGTATAACCCATACCACCAGTCAACATTTCAATATTTGTGACTGATCCAGATGCTACAGTAACGTCTAATACCTGAGCACCGATAGGATTGACAATTGCCACTCTAGGAGGTGTTGTATACCCTCTACCACGGTTGGTAATCTGGATTTCGTATACTTGACCATCCTGGTTGATTTTTGATATAGCAGCAGCATTGATTCCACCAATAGGAGCAGGATCAATGTAAACTACAGGTGCATTACTATAACCACTACCCATTGTATCAACGGTAATGGTTCCTATGTTGATTCTACCTTCACCATCAATAGTAGGGGGTGAAATGGTTGCTCCACCTGGATTCTTGAAAGATATAGCAGGAATGAAGTCATATCCACTACCACTGTTAGTAATAGTGACAGAATCGACCATTCCAGTCTCATCATTAACTGTTAAACTCAATTGAGCAGGTGTACCGTTAGGATTAGACGGTGCTGCAACAACAGGGATTGGTGGGTTATATGAAGAGTATCCTTGACCACCATCAATCAAATTGATGTCTTTAATACCAGCAATCAGGGATTTGGCAGTTGCATCCGATCCTGAAGTACTTGTAATAGCAACTTTAGGTGCAAAATCAAGTCTATACTTAGATCCACCAGTTTTAGGGATTAAACTGGTTATTGTGCCATTATCATCAACCTTAGCAATTGCTGTGGCTCCTGAACCATAAGAAGGAGGAGTATATTCGACAGACCTAATATGAATAGCATCAGCAGCTCCAATTTCATTTTTGAAAACAACTTTATCTTCAAAAACGGTGAAATCGACGTAAGGTTCTTGTAAACGACCATTTTTATTAATTATGAGTCCAATTTCGGAAGTTGGAGTATAAGATTGTTGATTAATTCTTAAAGGATAGAATTTTGTGCCTTGCCACTCCTCATAAGGAATAGAATCGCAAGTTTTGATCGGTTGATCCGAATATCCGACCAAATAAGTTACAGAAGTGAATTCTGAGTCATCAGATCCAATTTGATCTCTTGGAGGCTCCTGAAAACGTAAATTAAGACCTTCAACGTAGTAATCTACGTTTGGTACCATCATTGTGTTGTAAGCAGTCACAATTAAGTGCTCTGCCGAAGGAGGAGCGACTGGAGTGCCTAAAAAGCTTAATGGAAAGACATTTTGGACTCCATCAAACAATGGAAATGGATTTTCTAGTTGTTGCTTCTTCTTATTAAACTGTGGATATGAAATACCTGGGGTAATGATAACATCAGGACCACGAGTGACCTTTTCATAGTAAATTACCTCATTATCAATCATTATGGAGCCATTTTGCTCCTGGAATCCATCGATGCCCTCAATTTCGATCTTCTCATCGTACAGACCAATATCCTTAAGCAAGTTCGTTGCAGAGTCGAGTTGATCTGAGGTATAACTGTCTAAATCAAGATATCTCAGTAAGTTATTGAGAATATCGTAAGGTCTACCTGTTTTCTCTTGAGATTTGTAGTATTCAAATAAGAAGTTGACTAATTGTCTATCTTCTTGGCGAATAAACTCAGGTAACTGATTTTCGACCCTATCAGAGACGTTGATATTTTTTGTAATCGGCATCTAACTTAGAAACAGGATTCGCTGACTGGATACTCGAAAGTATCACTTGGATAATCGATAATATTTATCCCACTTGTGTCACCGTAATTATAACCATTAAAGTTATTAGGATCGAAGGTGGGGATTGACACATCGTTGATTGTGTAGTCAATTGGATTGACTTGAGGATTAAAGATCGTAGGATCTACTCCAGGTGGAATTGAAATTGATCCACCAGCAGGTAATACTTGAATTGGCAGTCTAGTAGTGCCATCTGGGGTGCCTTGAATCGCTACAGGACCAACACAGACTTGACCAGAGCCATAATTGACGCTGCCTACTGAAGGATTGAGGGTTAACTCAGTCTCATCTCTCACGGTAACCAGAATTAGGTTTCCACGACCATCATCTCTTATATTGACAGGTACCAAGACTTGATTAGTGGTACTTGTGCTAATTCCAGGTGTTGAAACCTGTGCAGACGTAGATCCGTCGCTCAAAGTGAGATTTACAAGATCTTCAGTATATCCAGTGGCATAAAATGTCCCAGATTTGACTACAGAGAAAGATGGTTTACATTTTCCACCATCTCCGTTATCATCATCGTCTGGAGTGCCAGAATAACCAGATGGATCATAAAGTGGGTTACCAAAATCTAAACATTGTGTGAAAACTTGCCCAAAAGCAAATTCATCGAGATTTTGACCCAAAGTCATTTGAGTTACGTTACCAGAAATGGAATTATCGGCATTATCAATCATTGCACCGAATTTAGATCCGTCTAAACGGTTTCCAAACCTATTTGTGGCACCATTTTTGTTAAATGCGTCAATTCCTTGTAAAATCTTAGTTCCAAGTTGTGCACCAGTCAAACTAGTGTCATTTCCATTGTAATAAACGTAAGATTTCGGTAAAACATAGAAAATAGTTGGGTCAATGATGACTGGCTCAATAGAAGCGATGGAATACTTCAATAAATCCTTCTTAATCTTCTGTTTTGTAGTCGCATTGAGCTTAGTTCCTGTTTTTGGTCTAATTGCAACGTAAACTTTTCCATAAATCGGTGGATTTAACTTCTCACCACCAAATGCAGTCACTGATGCTGCTTGAGGATAGATTTCAGAGACAATATGCTCAAAATCATTCTCTGTAACTGCCCTATTTTGGGTTGCATACGCTCTAGGTGCTCTAAACTTGACTGAAAGTGATGTTTCACGATCTTCACCGTCTTGAGCAGCGTCTTTAGTGGTCAAACTGATGGAATTTGGGCTAACTACACGATTATCGGAGTCAACTACGTTACCAATGAAGTTAAAACCCTTCGCACCGTTGGCTTCTACCCCATCTGTAGAGACATATGTGATAGTAATGTATTCTCCATCGATTAATTTACGTCCAATTGACCCATCTCCGAAAACAAGACGGTATCTCATGTCATCAGTCTCTTCCAAATAGTAAATTCTGGAAGTTCCGTCAGCATTTGTGACATTTGCTGCTGGACTATAGGTATCTGTCTCTGAAGATTGCTCAGTTGGAGAAATATCTACTGTTAAAAGACCTGTATCTACCTTTTCATCGGGAATAATGAAGTCTTGACGCTTTGTATAGTCAACTGTATAGTTATAAGTGAGTAAATTACCCTGATATACTAGTACATTATCAAAAGTTGCCAATCCTGTGCCACTATCTACAGGCACTTGGATGTCTTGAGTCAATGCAAAGGTATAAGAATCAAAATCATTGTCTGCAACAAAGACATCACCCTTCCTTAGAGTGGCAAATTCTGGAAAACTAGTCCCACTTAGTCCAACACTAGTCTGTGCAAGGAGTTTCACGCATGCTCTAGGTGCTTTAATTGACCTAGGAGTGTAATTTAACTGCTTTGCGATCCTTACAATGTTATCTCTGACCGTTGCAGTCTCTAAAAATGCTTCGTTTAACGCCATATTAGCGTTAAATGCTGTGTAATATGTGTTATACGCAAGAATGTCAATCAAATATGACGCAGAACTTCCCTCAAAATCGTAATCAGAGAACTCTTTCCTAGTTCTGAGATAAGATCTAATGGATTCTTTGATCTCAAAGAAGTCTAACGACGTTAATTGTGATGGAATGGCTGCCATTTTATGCCTTTTCTAGTAGAAAATCGATATTTTGCACTTGTTGTTGACCAACAATGATGTAATCTATCGAAATGTGGACTGAATTTATATCAGATTCATCACGAAGTCCGACTCCAGTGCACCTGACACGTGGCTCTAGTCGTTTAATCACGTTAAATATCTCACTTTTGATGGTATCAATTGCGAATGGATCCCATGGTTCAAATAAAAGCATCTTAACTCTCGACCCAATCGAAGGTTGAAAGGGTCTTTCACCGAACATAGTTAAGATGAGGTTACGAACAGACTGCTTTATAGCATTCTCATTCTTAACCACACCGAAATCTCCAGTATTAGGGTTTGCTTTAAAGGAAATTGCTAAGTCCTTAAACCCTCTACTGACATATTTTTCTGATCTGAACCTATAAGCAGGCATTCTAGTCTACCTAATCAAAAGATATTTAGCGTTATATCTTTTATTTATAGGGTTTCCCGACTATTTTCCTTGACCCCTATATCTTTTCTTTGCTCCGTTACGAGCTGTAGCAGATAATTTTGTGTTTTTTGATGATCCTTGTCTGGTTTTCTTAGGTTGAGGTGCAATATAACCACCTGTTGTTCCGTAAAGTGCCATTTTATTGAATAAACTACTAAGATGATAGCACAGTTGCATGCCCCCAGGCAACCACAGATGAACAAGGGTAACTAAATCCTGAAAAACCGACTCCTAGAGGGTCTAAAATACGAGCAATTGGTAATTTCAAAGCAAATACTGTTAAAGTTGTTGCCATAAGAATCCTAGTATGTCCTACACCACCTCCATCTTCGATTGTAAGGGTGCTACAAGGGATAGGAGTAGGGGTTGGACACAACGCTTTACCACAAGGACACATATAAACAACAATATTTGTACATACCGCTATATGTGGAGTAAAGGTATCCCCATGTAACATGATAGGAATACGGTTTACTAGCACAGTTGCCCTATAAGGAGTAACAGGGAATATAGGAATTAGGGGTTGAGGGGGCCACCAACACGTATATTCCTTAATGGTTATGCTGTAGGGGATTGGAGGGGTGCCACACGCTTGTACAGAGTGGATAGTGGACGGTATACACAGTCCATGACCACTACAAGGTAGTCCGTTTAGAGATGATACTGGTAATAGTGCTCCAAATGCCATTATAACCTCTTAGGGAAAATTATATCATTAAGTCCTTCACCATCCTTCCATGAATCCTCCTCATTACATTCATCGAAGAATGGGTTACCATAATTCCTCAGTGCTCTTCCTAGTGCTATAACTCCACCAGAAAGATAATTCCTAACTGCCATGACACCATTATAAGATCCCATATTCATTCTGGCATCTGCACCAGAACCAGTTATACGTTGAGGATTAATAGCAATAGAAGCATCCATACATTTATCTAGTGCTAGACAAGGATTGTTATGCAATTCAGTAACACCACAATATGTGCTTCCTGATTGACCATTACCATTAGCATCATACCCACTATACACAGTAAGAGGTCCATCAGATGCATTGACTCCCCGCACATATGTATCCCAACACTCATTAGGTGGCACACCGCTATTACAACTTGCCACAGTTAGTGCAGTATAATCCACAGAGTGCGGAGTACCTGCTGGGTCATTTGCGGTGGGGTGTCCTAACCATGTCTGCACTGCTGCACTACTGGTAATATTCTGACCAGCCCACATCTGTAACTGTTCCAGCTCTGTAAAGTTGGATCTATTGTAGTCGTAGGTATTCTCATCTAACCCGACGGGAACAAAGACCATGTTACCAGGATCTTGAGGATCACGGTAGCATCTACCATCTATACTACTCCTCTTACATTTCCAAGTCTTCTCACCAGCATTAGTAGTTATAGGTCTCTTCTCCATTAAGTAGGGAGTTGGTAATCCCTTAAGGAAGTCCATAAATGCTGGACCTTGACTACCACCAACATATCCCTCTATCTCCATAGACACACGGAATGTTGCTTCCTTCTCCTTAGATGCACAATACTTATAGGGTAACCATCCGAATGCTTTACGCTCCCCTTCCTCGTTAGTGTCTAAGTACGCACAAGGCATATCAAACCACCGTGTAATATTATACAGTTTTGGTTGAGATACAGTAATACACTGATCTCCTCCGAAAGGACCATATAGGTGCGACATGTTAGAACCAAAGGTATCTGCCTGAGATACACCCTGTAATGCATACCCTAGTGCACCATCTTGAAATTCAGTCACACCAGCATCATTAGCAGTAACGTATTCTAAATTCTTCGCATCTGGCATACCTGCCATCATATTAGCAGTACCATTGACCTCTACACACTCTGCTGGTAGGTTGAAGCACAGTTTAGTTACATCGTCATCTATACCGTCACCTGCTGCTCTTATGTAACTATCTGGGACTGTTACAGAAACCTGAGTAGCATTGTTACTAGGCATATCAGCTGAGTGACTCATAGACTCCTTAACTATATCCCTAGTCATAGGATCCATACTAGAGGATAGAGGTTGCAGAGCGTAGTCATCCAGAGTTGCTTCATCTCTTACACCATACACCACATCCTTCTTCTCAAAGGTGTGATCCCATGCCTTATCCATTTGAGCTGCGGTTTCTTCCATCTCCTTACCGCCAGCTTGGAAGTTACCGTCCTTATCACGCACACCCTCATACTCTATTATCTCAGGATCTACTACATGTATTAATACAGTATTTGCCTGACTGTAACCCGCACCAGGATCTACGATACGCACTGCTCTGATAATACCCATATCATCTAACTGCGATATCTCCACCTCTGCTCTCTTCAGTCTGTATACATCCTTATTCTTATCCTCTGCATCTACTGCTTCCGTAGAGGACTGCCACACTCTTGTATGCGACTTCATATCCTGTGTAGACAAAGACTGGTCTTCCTTATCGGGGTCTGCTATTGCTTTCTCCGCATCAGGATCCATTCCTAACTTATCTGCCATGAAGTCTGCACTATCATTAGGGGAGAAGTCATCCAATCCCTGCGGATCCATCACCTGTATAGTCGGGTTTACGTACCCTCTACCACCGTTGATGATAATAACATCCTTAATTTCTCCGTCATCTCCTACTACTGCCTCTATTTTTGCCTCATCCATAGTGCGTCGTGGTATGAGTGCTTTAGGATCTATCTCTACTTTCCAGTAAGATATCTTCTTAGGGAATTCATAAGTCCCGCAGAATGCGGATTTATTGGGAATTCCGTATCCAGCAAGCACTTCTACCTGACCACCGTCGGAAGAAGTGAAGTTTTGTTGATAAGAAAAGTCATTTGGAGTGCTAGTTGCAGGACTATCCCACGTTAATTCCATTACTCCGCACTTAAGCTCATCACCAAAGTAATAGACAGACACTATATCCCAACCATTAATCTTCTCACCTGCACCATAGTCACCAGTCCTTGTGAGATAACGGAAGAATATAATAGGAGTATCCGTATCTATAGTCCAGAATGATTCGTCTACACCAACACTACTAGCATCATGAATGGATAGTTTAGTCTTAGTGGTATTCCATACATCTGAATTGATCTCATAGAAGTGACTATGATACGTCCATACAGGAGCACACTGAGGGCATCCTTCAGGGTCAGTAGTATTAGGACAACACTGAGCATTACTTAAGATATACTGTGTCGAGAATATAGGACCATTCCAAGGATAAGTCGTATCATATAGGTAAAATACAAACTGGGAGTCATACATGTCCTCGAATCCAAGGAAACGTGGTACAGCACCCTTTACAGCACCACTCAGACCGTATGACCACTCGAATAGTGCTTCGTTATCTAATATGTCTACGTTATTGGGCCATCCCCAACCATTAACATTAGGTGGACCTTCTACATTGGCACCAGTAGCATCACGCATCTGACGATACATGAACTCAGTCCATGCACCCATACCGTTTACAATGCCATTCCAAGTTGCCTGACTACCAAAAGTATAGTCATACCAACCACTCTTATTAATATTCTGTCCAGTAGGTCCAATCTTACCAATATCAAGGATGAGATCAGTTGGACAATCCAAAGCACGATTTTTAAATCCCCATCCTATGATACCCAAGTAGGTGTATTCCTTTCCAAATGCTTCTGCTGGTGGAATAGGACTATTATCTGCTAGGTTTACTTCCTTAGAAGGGTCTATAGTATAGAAATGATCAGGGTCTGGGTGCAAATACTCATAGATGGGTGCTGGAGTCTCACCAGCAGAGCAATATGCCTGTGCGTCTGCCTCTGTAGCAAAGACATACCCTAAAGTATCTACTTCCTTATATAAGTTTCTACCACAACCTACCCCATTTAATCCAGTAGGGACGTTTGTACCAGCACAGAGTTGAGTATCATCGGGCCAATACGAATAAAATGCTTTAAGGGGTATACTATTAGGTACCTGTGCGATCATTATGTAGAAGACAGGTTTACCACTTCTAGGCTCTGGGTTATAACCTCTTGCTGCTCTACTCCATGATTCATTCTCACAACCGAAGTCTCTCCTCATTAACTGAGGATCACGACTATACTTGTGATCATCCTTTGATGCTCTATAAAACCTGTATATACCTACTCTTTCGTTTCCAGAAGAATTTACATTAGTTGGCTCTTCATCACCAATGTAATGCACTACGTCCTTTCCCATAGGCAAACTACCAGGACCACCGTCCTCAAAGGTAATTGCGTACGACATGCCACTACCTACACCTGGATAATCAGATGAAGTCCTATAATTACCACTGCTAGGTCTTTTAAAGTCCTGATTGAAACCGCCACCCTTAATAGGATTAGGAAAGCTCCTACCAGTCTCCTGAATATAGGCTGGCATTATTCACTTAATTTTTCTTCTATCTTATTTAGTCTATTCTCTAGATGGTTGATACTAGCAAACAAAGTATCCAATAACTCCTTCATATTCAAGTAGGTTGGACTACCTGGAGGTTTATACTTCATCATATCAGCACCAGGGGGAGGGATTTTTTGTAATCCCCCTTCTACTTGCTCTAGTCTTTTGGTAAGATTAGTGATTGCCTCGCTAATTTTTTGAAATGTCCAAGCAAAGAATTCCTCATCACTATTAAACTTTGGAGTTTCCACGACGATTTTTTCGGATTTTTTTAACGCTAATTTTTTATGAGGTTAATGATATTACATATAACCAGTATAGTTAGCATTATTTGATTATACCTCATTCTTCCACCTTATGCAAGATGACAGACCCATCTGTCTCTTCCTCATACTCTAATACTGTGCCGATATCCCATCCACATTCTCTCATGACATCATCAGGGATGTGTATATAATTCTCCCCATAGTCATCCTCTTCTATTCTTAATACGAATCGTTTCATGTCATATGTAACTTGTATATCTGCTTTATGTAGCATTTTCCCTCACTATACCTACACAGACTTTTCTGTAATGCTCATCTAGTTTCACAATTTCCGAGTCTTGTTGCCATAACTGGTGAAGCATCCACCCATCACCTAGGTAAATTGCTCCATGATTGGGAGACCTTCCAGACTTATCTGCATACCCACCACCGAGTGCTTCTGTGTATATCTTAAACAAGAGTAGATCGCTCTTCTGTAAGATAGACATATCCCAATCTTCACCCCACTCTGGTTTGCTTATCCACAGTCCATCCTCTTCTGCGACTGCTTCATCGGTGAATGATGTATATAACCCTCCAAAGTCCTTCAGAGACCTTCCAAGGCGACTCTGGACGTATTGCTGAATGATTCTATAGCAACCTGGATATCTTCTACCAACCCAAGGGAGACCGATGAGGTCTTTGTATTCTTCTTCTAACTTCTCTTGGGCGATCTCCGAGGGGGTTTGATTAAACTCTGACACTGAAAAACCTATGGGGGAATTTTTTATACTGGGAAATTTTTTTATTTTGCTCTCGATCCTATACTTTTGTAGGTTAGCAATATCGAAAATCTTAATTAACTGTTTATATGTTATTTTGTACATGCATATATGCATATGCTAATATACACATAGTGCCTATACGGTTAGTGTTAATTAGTGCATGTACATCCTGGTGCTAAAATGTTAATTAGTCCACACACAGTTCTTATTAATTAGTGGTGTTAGTAGTTGTTGTTAATTAGTGGGGTGTTTTATCCCCTTATGTGTTAAGAACTGTGTGTGGACTATGTGTTAAGAATCGGATGAGAATTGCGTAGCGTCCAGTAATGCTAACTTCTCAGATTTGAATGGTCCGTTCTTACTATTACCAGGGTAATCGTATGCCCAATAGTACTTTTTACGTGTTTCCCATAGTTTAACATTAACTGGGGGATTTGTTTGAATTGTTGTTACTTTAGTGGACATAATAAGGATGAATTAGTGTTAGGCGGGAGGGGGCAATTAAGGGCGGAATTGTTTATACTTTTCCACATATTCTGTGGAATTCTTTACATCATCTCGCTTGTACTTTGGTTTGGATTGTTTACTCTTTGGACGCTCACTTTTCGCCTTATGTGATGAATAAGGGTCATTGCGTTTGTATGTCCTACCCATTGGTAATTGTGCTTACATTGTTATTATATAGCAAGATCAAAGTGCTGTCAATAGTTCTTGGCAAACTGTGGCAATTCTTAGCAGATAGTTGACAAAAAAATCTCGCTATGTTACGCTCTAAGATAACACTTTGTCGTGCTATTTATGGGGGTTTAAATAACACAAATGTATGTTTATTTAACCATTTAAAATATACACTAGTTTCCACAAGTATGTCCGCTAATTGTGGAAAACTGTCTTGTAATTGTGGATAATTGTTTATCATCTAATGTATAAGTATCCTCCATTCCAATCACATTTAGAAAGGCATTCTTGGGCATTAATTAACAAATTAAACCTAGGAATAGGGGCAGGTTTATTCCAACTTGCTGCCTTAAATACATCCCCTGTTATTCTATCAACAAAGCAATGTACACTATTGTCAGTAATAACTTTCCAATACTTATTACCCTTCTTATATGATACATTGTAATCACGATTATCCCATTTACGATGATAATCTTCTTTGATACATTTCATTAGTTTATTAACATTTTGCTCTATTACTTTGGCATCATAAGCAAAGTCTTTTCTTACGTGATGCTCTTTGAATGCTGATACTTTGTCTTGATGATTTTGGGTCATTTGTGTTAATTAGTGAATGAATTAATAATCGTTAAGTATATTTACTTTTCTACTTCTTGGGGGATTGTATACACTTTGTTTCTTTTGATTGTTAGTAACTGTGAGATAAATCTTTAGTAAAGTGTTACTATCTACTGTGCATGTTTGGGGAATTGTTAACATTTTAGGGATTAATTGAGAAGTCATTTAATGATAGTGATCCAGCATGATTAACCTTATTAATTATACATGCGTGGTGAATATTTAACAATTCAGATAGATTAACTCCCTCTAAATCTGTCCACTCTGATACATAATCAACTTGATCAAAATCACCTGTATTATCAACACATAAGGGGCATGATTTGAAATCATTGTTATCATCTATCCAGAAAATACGTCCAAAAAAGTTAGATTTAAACATGTTAATTTGCTCCTCTAAAGTTTAATTCTCTTACAGGATTGTCATCCTCTGTTGTTACATCATCAGGGAAATTAGTGTTAAGCATGTCCTGATACTCTCTAACTTGTGATGGTGATAAATCGTTTACAAATCCGTAAACTAACATATCAAGAATTCCATCATGCTTAGAAGCAATGTTATAAAGATCTGTTTGAAGTGTTTGTGAAGCGTTTGGCATAATTACTGAGTTAATAAGAGTTTACTGAAGTGTGAAGTTAAATTGGTTAATTAAAATATCTCTTACTCTCTCTCTGTCTAGTGAATCACCACCGCCCCAAGTGTAAAAACTTCCTGCGGATGCTGTTTCTAACTTTGCCTTATACACTTTAATTGCTGAATAGATTTCACCTTTTGTGACCATTCTGTTATCTTTAACTAAAGGATAAAGGACATCGTTAGGGCATCCATAAAATGAATAGATGTAATCAATGAAGTTTTTTAGGACTGGATTCATAAGATCTCCGTTTGTTTATATTAATATTATACATGATTAATAACGCTCTGGTATCTTATCGTAGTCACTATTATTAGTGTCACAAAGGCGATTGACAATTTCATCTTCATTTCTATATGCTTTTAGTTTCTCTCTGATTAGTGCATAATGTTGATAATATTGCCTTTCAAGTTTATCATCAATTAATTCAAAAATTGCATCCCAGTCGCTGTTTGTGAGTCTAGGTAATTTGTTTGTATTACTAACAATAACCTTTGCATCTAATTCACTACTAGTTGCGTGAGGATTTGCGTTTTGATGATAAACTGGACGTGGTTTTAATTGTGCCATTGTGTTAGTTTCCTGGAGATTTGTGTTTGTTAATGTTATGTAATCGGGTGTAATTATGACTTCCATACTATTACTTAGCACACCCATATTCATCCAATTCCCTTACTTCATTAATATCCCATTCACTTACCCATTCATCAATTACATCAAATTTATTGATATTTTCCTTTGCTAATTCTCTTGCTTCATTCTCATCACGTGCATCAACTTCAATGGTGAAGTAGTTAATCTCTGCACATTCAATTAAAAATGATTTCATAATGCAACCTCGTAACATAGACCTTCAGCAATAAAATAGTCGCATAATTGTTGATACTGTTGCAACTCATTGTATAAGTCACAATCTATCAAAAATTGTGCCATCTCTATTTGTAAATCAGGTGGTAGTAATCCACCATCGTAAGCATCTAATTGTAATGCTAATTTCTTTGGAATTGATGTCATTTAATCGTGAAGAGTAGGGATGAAAGTTTCTACATTATTGTTATTAATATTAATTTCAAAATCCTGTGTAGCGTCCCACAATTCAATGTAATTGTGTAACCAATGACGTTGATCTTGTGTTAGTTTGTTATAATTTTGATAGAGCAAATCGTCAGCACTAATAAACTCAAATTGCTGTGATTCACACCACTTTTCTAACAAGTCTGAAAGATGATCTAGCATGATTAAATGTTAGTAATTGTAGGGGAATTTCACCCCTACTTGTTAGTTAATATCTTACTGATTAGCAAGATAATTGTCAATAATTGCGATCAATTCGTTACCAGTCTCTGCAAATGAGAGATCATTAAGTAAGAAAGTGACTGAGTTAACTGACATTGTTAATAAGCAAAGGGACAAAATACTGGACTTACATTAATTGAGATTCAAATTAAAGAGCATTTTCCACTGGGGTCGCTCACTCTTGCCAATTAAATGCCAGTAAAAAGTCAGGTGGGAAGAGGTTTAAACCGCTTCCATGCCTGACATAAATGGGACTGTGCCAACTTTGCTTGAGTTGTAATACCAAACATAATCCTTTTGAAAAACACTTCCATCAGGTGTTACATCACTTAGAAGTGCATTCAAACGTGATTTAGTAGTGACTGACTGCCAACCGCCATCCAAGATCTGCACAAATGTGTCACCAACTCTTGCGATAAGGTTGCCATGAAGTCTAACTTCAGCAATGCGGTCATTAATTGTGACTGAAGTGTTTGCTTTTGAGAAGTTGCGTCTTGTTAGGACTGCTGCATTCATTTCAGATTCAATTTTACGCATGTTTGAAAAATTAGTTAAGGGACAAAATCGGTTGCTTTGCTTCCGATATATTAATTATAGCAGATCTCCGCACTCTGTCCGCAAGTAGTGGACACTTTCTCAACTGGTTGCGGACTGGTTGCGGATTCATGCATTTTAACAATATGCTGTAGTGTGGTGACCTTCGGTGAAAATGTCATTGACTATTCTTTGAATTCTGTTAATAGTCTTTGTGCCATAATTCTTGTGAGTAGGAATAACGCAATGACCATAGGGTTTGCGATACATATTAAGCACCCCACTAGGAATAACACTTTGCATAATGTTTTGTTTATCCTCTTTGTGTAACCTAATAACTCTACCGATAGTTTGCGACATCTCCACGATGTTAAGATTTCGCAACAATAACGTATGAGATAATCCACTAACGTTGATACCTTCCGATAAAATAGAATAATGAAAGATAACAAATTTCTTTGCTGTGTCCTCTCCCCACTCTTTAAGAGTTTTAAAGAATTCCGTCCGATTGACTTTAGTCTTGTTAACATAAGCACCAAATTTACTTGTAATGTGTAATACGTCATATCCCAATTTTTCAAGTTGAGATAGCAACTTAGTTTGTCCTAACATTTTATGCATACATTTAGATGATGGGACACTAATTAACACTTTCGCACCATCATAGTCATTAATACTTTCAATGAAAGATTTAACTGTTAATGAGTGGTGAGCATGTGCATTATACTTTGAATAATGTAAATCAACTGGGAAACTTTCAATTTTTGGTGGAATAATAGATCCTCCATTTATCAAGTCTCTAGCATCAACATCCAGGAGAATTTCACCCCAAATGTTAACATTATTCATTCCCCTATCATGCTTATATGATATTTTAGGTGTTGCTGTAAAATAATAACAACGTGATGCAATTTGACTACATGCACTAACACTAACAAAAAAACTTCTTGCTGTGCCGTTATGTGCTTCATCAAAATATATGGTATCAATATTAATACCACTATCAACAACTTTTGATAGAGAATGATAAGTAGTGAAGATAATTACGTTTGAATTGTTATCAACGTAATCTGCAATTTCTTCTGGTTTAGTAGAACTATTAAACTTAGTCCTTCCACTATGTGCATGAAATACATTCAATTCTTCATCGATTGATGTAATAAAATCATCACATAATTGCTGTGCTAATAGAATACGTGGTGCTACAATTACATTGACATTATTGTTAAGATTTGACTTCAAATCTTCGATCATAATGTATGTTTTTCCACCACCAGTAGGCACAATAATTTGACCTATATCATTCTGTTGCATAACATTTAGTGCTTCAGATTGATGTGGTCTTAGTGTAATGCTCAAGTGTGATGTTTGTAACTATTATTATAATACATGAAAAAGCACCCCAATGGGGTGCTGAGTGGACACTATGTCAACTGGTTTACTTGGCAAACTCTTGCTGATAAACCTTAACAACATAGTTAGAGACTTTATCGTAAGACCATTTAATGTCATTTACGAGTGCATTTATCTCGTAAGTGTGAATGCTCCATCTGATTTTAATGTCATTAATATAATCAGTGGATTTGAGTAGAGTTGTTGGTCTTACATTTGTCTCAACTGTCTTAACTTGCTTTACTGGTGCTTTACGAGTCCTTCTCTTACGTGTAGTAGCAGAAGTGGTCTTTTTAGCAACTGGCATAAGTTGAGTAGTTTAATGTAAATGGGTGAGCGAAAGAATCTGGGGACTTACAGGACGTAATTTCTCAACTGAATTGAGACAACCATAGATCCTTGCCTGATTGCTTTCGCATACCCATTATAAGCATTAATGGGCAAAGGTGGGCATAGTATAGGCAAATCGTTACAAACTGTAATACTATGCTTGATTCATCTCCACTTGCTTATCCAATATTAATTGTGTCACATCCTCATTAATATATGTTTCAATGTATTCTTTACATGATGCAACAGTAGGGAATGCTGCGATTCTCTCGTATGTCCATAATATATTTTCCTGGAATACCATAGGATTTAATACTTTATCTGTTACTGATATGAATTGTTTCATACCTTCAGTATTACCTAATTGGCATCCAATACGAGCATTTACACGATATTCTTCATCAGTCTCATCACTATAATATGTGTTATCAACTATAGTAAATGCTGCTAATTGTTTATCATTAACTACAATATTATCGTCAGTAATATATACTGACTCATAATATTTTAATTCATCGTTATCCCTAATTGCATTTGTTATTTGTTTCATTCTTGCAACTCATCTAAACGATATTGATTGTATGCATTTTCCACCTTATCTAACAATGGAATTACATCAACTAAATTATCAATTTGTGCCAACATATCTGCAATATGCTTTGATACATAAGGTTTTTCAGTCCTTGCACTAAATGATAATGCTTCTCTTAAATGCTCCTGTGATGCTCTTAAACTTTCTTCTACTTGTTTACTTAGTGCCATAATTAATAACCATTAATGTAATCTGCTAGTGCATCGATGTATTCATCGTATGTAGCATATTTATGCTTAAATTGATCGGGGACTTCCATAACTCTGATCGGTTTATAACACTCCCTAGTAGAGTATCCCTTCTCATTAGCATATCTTGTAATATAATTGTCCATTTGCATTACATTAAAATCCTCCTTTGCTCTCTAAAATATAACTCTTTATCGATCATATCATGCTCTGTTACATTAGCAAATCCTTGCTTGATATAATCTTTTAATTGATCATCGGACATGCCAATAATTTCTCTTTGTGTTAATGGTAGATTCATAAAATTAGTCCATAAGTTTTTCAAAAAAGGTTTCGATCTCTTTAGGTAGATCATCGATCATACCAGTATCTCTCAAGAGATCATATAATTTAATGAGATGATATTGCTCATCCCATGTGATTTCATACTTATTCATTGGCATAACTCCTCAAATCTCATTCTTGCTCTCTCTTCTAACATTGCTCTAGTCCCTCTAGAGAATGATAACAAATCATCCATCATTTTAGGTGTTAATTTGTTGTGATTAGCGAATGATTCGCATACTTCATCAAAGCATGTTTCTAGCAATGATTCATGATGTAAGACTGACATAATGCTCCTTTGTTTATAATACTATTATAATAGATAATAGTTTGTTTATCTTTAATTAGTGGACACTAATTTAATAGGCACATCGCCAGAGTTGTTGAATAGTTTCAATAGTGGGTTTAATACCTTCATTATAAGGTGATTCATCATCATCATCCTTAATATTATTTAATGATGTAATAATGAGATCCCATTGATCTTCTGAGAAGAATTCCCAGATCTTGTTTACTTCTTTGTGAGAATACTCTTTACCATTGATATTAAACATGATTAGTTACCTCTATCGATAACTTTATCCCAGACTGCTGAGAATTGATCATGAGTGGTGTCACCATCATCGACAAGTCTTGAATCAATGTCTAATGATGCTGCATTTGAGAAGACTAGAGCGATTAAATCGAAGTCATCTTTAGTGAGTTGAGATTGAGACATTTTAAGGTTTAATTTCTTTGACTCTTCTATTATAGTCGGAAATGACCCATATGGTGACCAAGGTGGACAGTTTGGTGACTGTCTTTGTATTGCTGCTTCAACTTGAATGAATAGATCTTCTAAATCATCATTCCATAAAACTCCCTTGGGGACGTTAGTATCTCCCCTTTCTTCATAAGGTTTATACATCCTTTTAAGGGATAATACACCTCTAATGAATTTCAGTTGATTCAGATTCAGATTGATGTCCATTCATGCTCACGTTATTAATAATTATTCTATTATTATCATAATCAGGGATAAACTCTAATCTATCCTTATGATGCCATAATAACTCTTCATAGAGTGCATTTAGTCTATCCATGTCATCCCATAGATCTTCGACAGTATCCTTATCTATCATATTATCCTGGAACTATATTGGCACTAAGTGTAATCAATTCATTACTAGGGTTACTGTCATAACCAAATGTTAGATTACTTGGGAATGTAATAATATCACCTTCTGCCATCTTAAATGTTGCTTCAGTCATATTATATTGGGTTAACTGTTTACTATTAATTTGCATAATAGGATAATGATTAGATCCCACATTCTTTCGCCATTTAATATAACTATGTGCCTCTGGGTTGTAGTTAATTAAGTAGATAGAATGATATAAACAATTACTCACCTCATGTGGTGCATAAATTGCATCTTTATTTGATAATTCTAAGTATGATTCATTAACTTTAAGATCACAATTATAATGCATTGAGTTATCATTATGCTGACTAATTGCTGTTTTAAATGCATCAGCAACATCAGGTAAATCAGTTAATAGTTTATTACTTTCACCAATTTGTACAACATTGTGAGTAATACTTTCTCTACCTGATTTCTTCAATATATCTTCATTACCCATCCAATTTAGGATTTGAGTTTTAAGATCTGCGTGATTTGGTAGTGTATATTTAGAGATAGGAATAGGAAATAAACCATATGTTTCATTGGTTATTTTATCTTCTAATTTATCACTTAGTGGATGCTTATCTGTCATTTTAATTAATTAATTGGTGGGTCTTGTTGATACCATTTTTTAGATGTTGGTGCATCTGGGTCAAACATTGCATCATTTAATCTTATACCAGTTGGATTAAATGTAGGGAAAACTAATCCCCAACTACATCTATATCCTTCAGTTGGTGCTTCACCTCTGTGCATAGTATATGAATTAAATATAACTAATCTTCCCTCCTTAAATGATATTCTTTGCTCTTGATTGTCTTTATTAATTATAACACAATCTCCAGAATTACCATACCCCATGTATATAACTGAGATATAATTTTCTGTTGGATTATTTGCATCTGAATCACGATGATTAGTGCCTGACATACTATCATCTTTTAATGCAAATTGTCCATTATGTAAACATCTAACAGTATTAGTTATGTTTAATTCTTTACATATATCATTCTTAATTGCATCTATTAAGTACCAAATAAACCAATGAGGTGACTCACTTAGTTGCCATTGATCCTCAATGATTATCATATTACCCATGAAACGTGCATGAGCATTCTTCTTCCATGATGGGTCAACTAAACTACAATTATCCCACCTGACTGGTATCATTGCCATGTAATCACTTACATCCTTAACTAACCAATCAGGGAAATAATTATCTATTACTTTGTATTCACCTTCTTTCACGATCTTTCTTCGCCTGCGTTGCTTTAGCAATAATTTCTTTCAACTCTTCAGTAGCATTTATCCTCTCAGATATTGACTGATTGAGTTGATCTGCATCCATTTCTAAATTAGCATACTTTGCAGTTAATTCTTGCAATTTGCGTAATGCTCTTGCTGCTTCTGTTCCTTGATCACTCATAATTTATAATCAACAAACTCTTTATTTGTGATGTTATTTGTTAACAATTCTTGGGCATTTTTGAGCAATTCTGCCTTATTAGTGTGATGATTTAAACTATCACTTAGTGCTGTCCGAATACAATTAACAAACTCACCTGGTGTGAGAATTTCACTCTCAACATATTCTACTACTGCATCACGAATGTGATGCACACATGCATTTATATCTTGTTTATGCATTGCTGCTGGATGCTCTGTCTCTGTTACATTTATGTTAGTCAATGATCTTGTACTCCCAATTAGTATCGTTTTCTTTGTTTATCCAAAACCAAAAGACTGGATTATCTAATGATGAGCAGAATAGTTTATCTGATCTATTATGCTCTAATCGTACAATATTCTTACTATTAAGATATGTACACCATGTGAGTTTTGATTGCTCACTTATGGGTGATACCCACACTTTTTGTCTAAGCATCTAGTCTAGTTAATAGGTTGTCTTGTAATGGTTTGACTCTATCTACACACATTTTATGGTATGCTTCATCGATCTCAAAACCAATGAAATTTCTGAGCATTTCTAGGCAAACTTGGGCAGTTGTACCACTACCCATGAAAGGATCTAAAACTAGATCACCTTCGTTACTCCATGTATGTATGTGACCACGTGCTAATTCTTCTGGCATTGTAGCAGGATGTTTGTATGCACTCTTACTTGATTGCCCAAACCCTCCACTATTCTTAATCCTCCAGATATTAGTCCTCACACCCCACTCTTTAATCTCTTTACTCTTCTTACCAGGATCATTTATAGATCCATCCTTCTTCCTAGTCTGTGCATTGCCCCATGACTGGTGACCTGCCCACTTATTCTTTTTATCACATAATAAATTAACTGTCTTTGGTTTACCCTTAGATAATATAAAACAATACTCAAACTGTTGAGTATATCTTACTGAGTTAACACCACTAGCAAATGCTGTGCCTGTCTTCTCATATATCATTGTATCATGTAACCTTAAACCAATGTCCATGAAATGTAATGCTTGTCTGAATGATGATCCAGACTCACTCCCTTTAATGGTAGCATCATTTACATTCCACATAATAACACCACCAGGTTTCAGCACCCTATTTAATTGTGCTGCAACTGAATAGAATACATTCATATCCCATTTACTGCTGTCATTATATGTGCGTAGATCATCGTACGGTGGAGAAGTGACAACGAGATCAATAGTCTCATCATCTAACTTCTCCATACCTGCAATACAATTTAATTTGTATGTTTTATTAATGTCTAGCATACTGCTTCTTTAATAAACTTCACCCACGTTGGATTTGATTTAATACTTCCACTATACACCACAATATCATCAAAGTCAATGTCTGACTTGCACTTCAATGAACTGAAGTTAGAGGATCCAGACTGATCATTATACTCTGTCCACTTCCTTGCACTACCATCAATGGTGACTGTCTGCCACTCTGTTACTCTATCCTTTTCAATAGTATATCTGAATACTAATGTTACCTCACATTTACTATCTAATACTTTAAGGTTACCAATACATGCTGTTGCTCCATCCTTACCACCTGAGCATTTAACTTCTAATGGTATCTCTTGACCATTGCCAACATATTTGTAATCCATACCTTTACCAATACCTTCCTTAGTAATTGGTAGATCTTTAATAATATGTGTGATGCAGTTATTAATTGAGTTTTGAATTATCTTGGTTGCTGCCTGTGTTTGTTGATTGCTATCATTCTCACTATCACCCACTAGATCTTCCCATGTTGAATGCTCACAATATGGTGCATTGATGTAGTGATTGATGCACTCATTTACCATTGCAGGTAATTGTTGATCAATGATCCTGATGCATTCTTCAAGTGTTTTGTCTCTGAGTTTCATAGGTCATTTAATTATATAGTACCATTATAACTCAATCTGAGTCATCTGTGTCAGCAACACCACCACTTCCTAAACTGGCATATAGTCCTAGTCTCTTGTTAATTAAATTACCATAGTCCTCGTGCAACTCACATCCCAAATAAAATCTACCCAACTCTTTAGATACCATTGCTGTAGTTCCTGATCCCATAAATGGATCTAGAATAACATCACCTCTCTTACTACCTGCTTTAATGCATGGTACTATAAGATCTCTAGGGAATGTAGCAAAATGTGATCCCTTGTAAGGTTTATTTGTTACTGACCAGACAGATCGTTTATTCTTTGTTGGATATGATTTCTCAAGACCTGAATGTGGTGCCAACCCTGTCCCTTTGTTATGATATTTCCCTTTGGATCTATCTCTGGTACCCCAGTCTTGTGCTGGTTCTTTGATTGCTTCATTATCGTAATAATAGTTTTTACTTTTAGATAATAAAAAGATATACTCATGTGATTTAGTACATCTATCCTTCACACTCTCAGGCATTGGGTTAGGTTTATGCCAAATAATATCTTGACGTAAGTACCAACCATCATTGCGTAGTGCAAATGCTAACATCCAAGGGATGCCAATCAAATCTTTTGATTTTAAATTCTTAAACTTATTACCCCTGACTGGTGTCTTATCAGGTAGATCTTGTTTAGTCTTACTTACTGATTGTTTAGGATAATTACCATCGCTACGATAATTATAATAACTATCACCAATATTTAACCATAGGGTACCATCATCCTTCAATACATCACGTACCAATCTAAATGTGTTGACTAACTCTTGTACATAGTCCTCTGGTGTTTGCTCTAATCCAATTTGTTGATCCTCTCCACCATAGTCTCTTAGACCATAATAAGGTGGGGATGTAACACACATTTGGGCACTTTTGGGCAGAAATGCACCTAGTGTCTTTCTGCAATCTCCATATAATATGGTATCCTTCATTCGTTCTTAGGATATGTTACATCATATTCTATCACGATTTTCTTGGACTGTCTACCCATTGAATTACTTGTTTCAAGATATGTATACTCACCCTTGATTAATGCTTGCATAGTATTCTTATCTAATCCACATAAGAATTCAGCATTCTCTATTGCTCTTTTAACTGACTCTAATGAATCAGGATAATTTTTTGCCCAACGATCTTTCATTCTTTTCCTGTAATATCTGATGGTAGATCTTCATTACCTGGATGATCTCTGATCACACCCTTATAATTCTTATGATTATAGAAATGCTCATCCTCTATCTCCATTTCATCCCACTCATTTGGATATACTAATACATTACTCTCTTTATATCCATGCATAGTATTTGGATCTTCGATCCTATTCATACTAACTGTGATATAATCATCACTTATGAAATTGATGGTGCCTTCTTCCCCACTCTTGAGTCTAACAGGCATGCCTTTCTTAAGGGACTTAAGGATGTTTCTCATTTCTATTGGAATTGCCTCCGCAATGAATAATGGAATAGTCATAAGATTAGACGATGGTCGTCATAACCATATTCACCTCTTAATATGTAATTGAATGCCATAGAATACCTCTCCTGATTACTATTATTAATACCAATCGAGTGTGTTAAATGTGCAGGAAATATTACTATCATACCATCTTTAACTGGTATTCTAGACTCCCTCATATTATGAATGTTGTACTCTTTAACCTCTGGATATAGAGTCTGAGTACACCATGTAGGTATCATAGATGGGACATAGAATGTTATGTCCCCACTATTAGGTGGTACCTTGAAATACATAACACCACTAAACATGGCATTATTGTGAGCATGACCATGCCCACTATCACCAGGATTATGTTTATTAACCCATGATGATGTATGTTCTAATTGATGTTTAGTCTCATCGACTTGCAATACATCATAGACATATTTTGATAGATTATACTCAACAGTTGCCCTTACTTCTGGTTGTGATTTCAACCACTGAGTCTGACTCATCCAACCGTTGTTATGTCCTCCATTGTCTGATTGACATGGTGTATCAATAACTGACTGGATCATCTGATCCGTCAGATCTGTTTTGTTAATATATAATGGTTGAGAAAATAATGGTACTATTTGAGGTTGCATCAGATATGCTTCATGTGCAGTTTGTCAATGATCGACTCAATAATTCCTTTATCCGTATCAGATACGGTACCGTGATGCTCGCAGGCATCCTTTTGATAAAAGAATAATGCTTTCTTTAGTAACTCTTTTTGATCGTGATCCAAGATAGCAGTTTTGAGTGACATGTACATAGTTGACCCCTTCCCCATTAGGTCTTGTGCGGAACTATTTATTAGTCTATCCAGTCTATCACTCATGTCAATAGAATGTCCTTGATTGTTTTGGAATCGAAACCAATCACTCCCATGTCCATTGGTGGTGCCTTACCTTCCCTGTTGTCCTTCTCTGCTTGAGAGAATAATCCTTGTCTTTGCTCTGGTTCCATATATTTGAATGACATAATATATCTATTTACTGGATACCTATTAGTTGGTGGTCTCCCTGTGTGTGGTACCCGACCATCAAATAATACTATCCTACCAGGTTTAGGTGATATTATTCTTTGAGCATTTAACTCATGATCATAGAATATAGTTTCACCACCAAAATTAGGATGATCTAAATCTGGATTCAAATATAATAATACTGTCTTATTATCCTCCACCCAGTACGGTGCATCAACATGCACACCTGGTGTATCACCTGCCTTTAAACAATTAATATATGCACTATACAACCAGTCTCTTGGGGGCATTTCTGGGCAAACTGCTTCCAAATATGTGAGACATTCTAAGTATAGTGGATCATTACTTGCATCTAATCCTGTGTTATCAAAGTAACCAGGATCATCTATTGGTACAAAATTATATAATTGATGTGTCCAATAATTATTACGAATATCTACCTCTGGTCTATCTGGACATGGTGGGTCATCAGTCCTCGTACACATGTAAGGTAGAAACATCACCTTATCAAATAGTTCTTGTGATGCTAAGTTAGTATCAAATACTTTAATGGGATAATTCATACCAAGTTCTATCAATAGGTTTAAGGTGTGGTAACATATGCTGCATAGGTATGCTAACAGACAACCTCTTACCATCTGGTTGTGCTTGATGATAACAACGTGCAGGTATGTATAGCATATCACCTGGTTTTAATATGTGATCTATAACACACTCCATACCAGCAACATTCTCTGCTTGTTCATTACTATCAATATCCATTGTTGAATAAGCATCTAGTGTGGTAGCATCAAAATCAAATTCCTCTTTTAATTGTGGTTGTTTCTTTACTAGATTACTACATCTATTCTTATATACTTTCCAATGTGTCTCTCCTTCTATCTGCATAATAAAATTATTTGCTGTGTCTTCATGCACTCTGAATGAATTACATCTCTTTAGACCAGCATAGATATGAAATGATGTCTTACCATCAAAATATTTCTCAAACTCTCCTATTAATGCTTGCTTCTTAGGAAATCCTTGGTCAAAATTATTAATAATTAAATTATGTCCCTCCTCCCATGCTCTCATTAAATCTGATACCTCTGCACATGGTGATGACCAACAACGTTCATACTGTTTAATATCAAGAAACTGTATGATCTCTCTATTAATAAATGTAATAGAATAAAATTGTGGATTGTTTAAACAGTATTCAATATCATCCCACGTTGCAAATAATGGCAGTAGATCTTTATCCACAATACCTTCCCATAGATGTGGTTCATCATCTATAACCCATCTTTTACTGGAATGTAATTTAGTTAGAAGCGAAGATATCATGGTCGCATTTAAAATTAATATTTAATGTTACACGGTACTTATGTTCACCGTATGGATTGCTTGATGCATGGAATTGATGTCCATCAAATACAAATAAACTATTTGCTTCAGGTGTTACCCTCTTCTGAATAGTATATTCTTGTGACCTTGCTTTATACCACCTCTGATCCACAGTACCAAATTTAGGATCATCATACTGATCAAAGAATGTAGTATCACCATTACTATCATGAAGATAGTATAGTGCTGCATAATGATCTTCCTCATGGTCTGTATGTGGTGCATTATGATGTCCATTCTTACCTATATCTGTTATCAATGCTAATCTTAACCTAAAAAATTCTACAGGATGACCTATAGAATCTTGAATAGCATCTGTTAGTGGTAAAAAATAGGGTAACCAAGGACTCTCTACCCCACCCTGATCTAATAAAAGATGTACAAATCCAATGGATTGCTCTTTCTCAGGTATATTATGTCTTAGTTCCTCACCACCAAACTTACAGTCAGTTGCATCATCATATGATATATCCTCTGATATAAAATACCAGGGAAATCCATTCATGCCATTAACTATTTTATTTAAGCGAGAGAGGTACGACTTTCCTATTATATCTTTTTTGTGGATATACTTCATCTTCACGATAATAATCAGAGAATATATGCATATTGAATGAGAGTGAGATTCTCTCTAGTTCAGTATTACTCTTGTCTACACTGTGCATCAACCATGATGGAAATATCACCATAGTACCAGGTTTTGGTTGAACATACCATTCAGTGAAGTTATGTTGTTTCTCGTATCTATCAAAATTCTCATCACATCCCCAATATTCTTTGAGACATTGCTCATGTAATGGTCTGTGGAATTTTAATTCACCGCTACAACAATTTGGTACTTGTGCATAATATACACCAGCAAACATAGATCCAGAATGCGTATGTATTGCATTACTATGACCTTTAGTATTAATATTAGACCAGAGATTAATTAACTTAATAGTATAATCATTAAACCCATACTCATCACCAGCAGTATATGTATTTAATTCTATCTGCTTATGTAATTCTTTGAGTGGTGTCTTATCAATATATGGTGGTGTAAAATTATTAGATTGCCATCCTCCTTCATTAGATTTCTTCATCCCTACTGGATCTTCATCCCTTACCTTATGTACGAAATCAACTATGACATCGTTATCAATGGGGCAGTCTTCAAAGATCCAGATCGGTGTTGGAAATAATAACTCAGTCGTTAGATGCATCCTCTACTACCTCTTCAACTTCAGTTTCTTCATCACTATTGAATACGAAATCACGTGTGGTCACATTAGGATCAACGTGCTTCTTATATAATGCTAGTGCCTCCACCGCACCACTTAATTTATTAAGTGTATCTTTCTTAGTCTGCAAATCTTCTAGTGAGATCTTAGTGATCGTACTAGTGTAGTGCATGTTGTCAAGTGCTTCCTGTAGTTTATGATATTCTTTCTTAGTATCTTCATACTGTTGTAGAAAGTTCATAACCAAATCATCAAAGGTAATAAGACCTTCAATCTCTTTAGGTTCAACTTTATCTGTTAAACCTGCTTCCTCGGCAAGATTAACTTCTCTTACGTCTTCTGGCATTACTCAAACCTCTCTTTGTTTTTATTTAGGGAAAGAATTAACTTTTGTTTGTCGATGCGTCCTTTCAATGTAGTCATCTCAGGGAAACTCATGTACCTATGATAGTCCATGATTTCATTATTCTTGAGATCCTCTTCATTAGCATCTTCTACGATAACATCAAACTCATCATTATGCAACCATTGTCTTGGAATAGGAATCCATTGACATAATGGGGTACCTGCCTTAACAAGATACTCACCAGGTTCAACAGCATGCCAAAACATTTGTAGATTGACCTCATATGAATAAGATGGATCAACGATCCCTGTTGGTACGCTGAATCTATCTTCATCATAATATGGTACTGGTATCTGTAAGAATACCACATCCTTATGTGCTTGTACTCTCCAAGGTAGTTCTAATTTAACTACCATTTCATTAGTTTCTTTCTGCTGATTAACTAAGTGTGACATACCCTCAGTTTGCTCAGGTGCATGTGCTTTAACAAATGATTTACCACCTGCTTCAAACAATACCTGTGATATCCAGGAGAAATTCTTTTTCTCACCATCTTGTGATATAACAAAATCTGCTGGACATTGTAGTACCCAACCACTCTCAAATAATTGATGTAGTGCTGGACATGTTGCTGCATGTTGGAATAAACCATCATAGTCAGCATCACCAACACCATAGTTGAGTAGATTAGTGTGATGTTTAAATAGTTTCTTGACCTTCATTACTGGACAAGCACTATCCTTACCATAATATTTCTTAAGTGCTTCAGTTACCCACTTCCTCTTTACTTTCTTAGCAGGTATCCAAGGTTGCAATGCAGACACACCCTTTTGTACTGAGTAGAATCTTACCCACTTCCTTTTCTTTTTAAACGGATTCCACATAGATATTATCCTTTAGATATTGATAATGTGATGGCAATTTATCGACCCATTCTAACATAGATTTCTTACTTTCGCAATAATCAATATCATATTGTACGACATCATTCCATCGTTGTTCATCTGCTAAGTCATTAAATATAGTCTCAGTAAATGGTCTAATCCCCATGCCTGTAGCAATATAAATTGTACCCTCACCTATCATATTGGGATCAAATGCTTTCTTATCGAGGTAATCAATAAATGCTCTGTAATCCTGCAATGCGTGTAGTGATGCTTCAGTAGAATCACCTGGTTTACCTAAGAACTCTACATTATTAGTAGCATCCTTCCAATACTTAGTGTCTTCTCTGATACTGAGAGTATAATGTAGAGTCACGAAATTCTTCATGCTCTCCAATAATTTCTCTGCACTATAATTATATATTGACCTGTCGTGATTTGTCACGTGTCTGTCACGAGTAGCAAGCACATCACTAAACTTTAATAGATTCTCATGTGTAGTTAATAGTCCTGTTGATTCTAATGGTTCTAAGAATCCATATGATAAACCAATACCTATAACATTCTTAACCCATGCCTTCTCATGTTTACCATGCTTAATTTTTATGGGCATTAATGGGCATTCTTGGTCATCTAGATACTCTCTAAATTCTATTTCTGCTTGCTCATCAGAGATATATTTACTGGAGTAAACATATCCTGTACCCATATTATTCCACATAGGAATATTATATACCCAACCATTACCAAGTGCAGTGCATTTGGTATAACAGTTCATCTGCGTATCTTTATCAGTATAATCAATATGTGTTGCCAATGCTCTATCATTGAACAACATATCTTTGAATGGTATAAACTTCACACCCATGTGCTGCTCTAATAACAGTGATCTAAATCCTGTGCAGTCAATAAACAAATCAGCACTAATTGCTTGACCATCCTCTGTAGTAACAGCAGATATATCACCATTAATAGTTTTAATTACATTGTTTACATCACCATAGACATGATGTACGCCATTAGGTACAGCAATATTATCTCTTAGATACTCACCAAACTTATCAGCATTCAAATGATACGATAGATCATCATTTGGTAGATACTGATTGCAGTCAGGTATCTCCATTGTCATCTTACCTGCATCAGCAACATAAGTTAGTTTGTTTACAAATCTAGCAAACTCTTCTGGTGGATATTTGTCCTTACCATATACACATTGCAACTCAAAGAATTTCTGTATGTGTGTAGCAATATGATCTGATGGTGGTCCAAATGCACCAAATGGATATTGAAACTTTGTACCTTTTGCTCTGAAATTTTCAAATGCAATGGATGCTTTGTATGTAGCATTACATTGCTTCATCCAGTCTTCATCCTTAAGTCCTAACCTCTTAAGATACCTATTGAACCATGCCAATGTTGACTCACCCACACCAATAGGTTTGACGTTAGGTGATTCAATTAAACACATTTCAATATTTGGATGCTCCTTAGATAATAATGCTGCTGTCATCCATCCACTACTACCACCACCTACAATACAAATAGATTCAACTTGCATAGATCGTATCCTTATAATAATCGTATGGACATTGTAGTTTATCTATACCTTTCCACGGATCTCTCACGTGCTCAGGTACTCCACCACCTTGATAGTAATCTAGTTCTTTATAGATTAGATCACTAAATGGATTCCACCCATGACCTGCTTGGACATAGAATGATCCTTCACCTGCTAGGTCTCCCCAACTATATGCGTCACCAAATACACTTGATGGTAATCCTAAATTCCTCTGGAATTTAAACATAGAGAACTCATCAGGATAATGCTTATCACATATATGCTGCCAATATGGTGTGTCATTACGTTGTGTCAATGCAAAATGTAATGCTACAAAATGAGCAAACTCATCAAAACTACCATTACAATTATTATTAAATGTATCTCTCATCACCTGTGTAATAGTATCTCTACCATCCATGACACGCAAGAACATCAGTAAGAAATTATGAATGGATAGAATACCATTAGACTCTAATGGTTCAAGGAAACCAGCAGATAATCCTATTGATATTACATTTCCATTCCACATAGTTTCTCTTCTACCAGATGTCCACTTAATAACACGGAACATCTTGTCAGTATATGCTCCCACATCTGACTCTACATTCTCTGCTAGGTAATCTCTAAACTCATCTATTGCTTCTTGATCTGAGCAGAACTTATCACAATATACATATCCACTACCTATCCTAGTCCATGTTGGTACATTCCAACACCAACCATTATTAAGAGCAACACAATCTGTGACTGGTTTCATTTGCTCTTCTTTATTATTATAGGCAAACCTGGTCACTACTGCACTATTATTTGGCAGTATGTCACTCATATCCACCCAAGGTGAATCATTTAATAGTGATTTGAATCCTGTGCAGTCAAAATATAGATCTGCTTTAGGTAATCTCTTAGGGTTTATCTTCCTTATTATACGTTTAACACCACGTGGTAGTGCATAGTTATCTCTTAACCATTCACCAAACTTAACTGCATCGAAATGGAATCCACTATACTTGTGAAGATCCCAGTAATCATTTGTTAGTGGTAGTTTATTCTGTGTGCAACATGCTGCTGCATAACTATAATCTTCAGCAAACTTAGAATTATTCCATCCATACTTCTTCTGATAATACCACCACTGTGCAGGTTCAAATAAATCACCCCTTGGAGGACCAAATGGGTACTGCCAAGGAGTGTCTCCTTTCTTATGAAAGTTATGAAATCTTACACTTGCTTTATATGTTGCATCACATGCCTCCATCCAATCCTCATCCTTAAGATCGAGGAAGTGACACCATAATCTAAAAAACTGTGTAGTTGACTCACCTACACCAACTGAGGGAGTCTTATCATCTTCGTACAAAACAATATCCCAATCGGGATATGCCTTGACAAGCGTAGATGCAGTCATCCAACCAGCGGTACCACCGCCAACAATAACAATTTTCATAACGAATCTGTTCTGTCTTTTATTTTAACTTGGGGGCACCCAGTTGTCAACCCAAGGATCCCAAGGATCTCTTCCAACTAATTGAATCTTCTTAGGATCTTGTACAAATGGTGGAATATCAGATGGTTTAGTAACAGTTGCTTTCACGTTTGCTACGTGATCTTTCCAACGTGTACCACCGTCTAATGAGTCTTTGTACTGCATATCCAATTGTTCACCCACATCACCATACGCAATAATGCGATCAACAACTGCCTCTTCTCTAAGGTCTTCGTTGTCATGGTGATCAACTAACACTCCATTGATCATTTGATGATCAAATGTAGCATCATCAGGCACTTCACACCATTTCATATTGGAATCAGCACCTTCATAGATTTCAAATTTGTCTGCTTCATCAACGATATCAGATAATGCACCTGTATCTCTAGAAACGATTGCCCATTTAGCCATGATAGATTAAATCTCCTTCAGTTTTATTTATTAACCGTAGTATTCATAAACTACAACCACACCTTCTCGACCTCTGGCACCTCTGTTACCCTCACGAGCACCGTTACCGCCAGCACCCCAGGCACAGTGTGATTGATGCCTATGGGAATAGTTTTCTTGTTGGTGACTAGCAGGTTGTGATCCACCCATATAGGATGCACCAGACGTGTAGTTACCATATTTAGACCAGTTACCGTAACCATTTCCACCGCCACCATAGGCGTTCATGTTACCACCTGATCCATTACCTCCATACCCACCAGCATGTTGCTGTGAGCAGTTGGCACCAATACCTGCCGAAGCACTACAGTATCCACCAAAAGATGATCCGTTACCGTTACCACCACAACCAGCGTAACTAGTACCACCACCTGGGTTACCAACTGAAACACTTACAGATGATACATTACTTACATCAATAACTCTTTCAGAGAATCCACCAGCACCACCAGATTCACATTTTCCTGATCCTCCACCACCTGCTCCAACTACTTGGACTCTAATACTCTTTACATCAGATGGTCTATACCATGTGCCATTGGATGTCCACACTTGCATGGATCTAAATCCAGCACCACCACTACCTCCACCTGAAATCTCTGATGACCAGATGAGGTTTGTACCATTGGTGCTTAAGAATTGTCCTGACTGACCTGAAAAACTAGGTATGTTGTAGTTAGAACTACCAGTAATGGTACCATTAATGTTTATATTTGTGACCCTGAGTGTCCCATTGCAGGTGATAGATCCACTCGAAAGAGTGAAACCACCGAGACCAGCGAGGTCAGTAACGCCTGTAACTTTAAGAACACTCATCCGTAAAACTCCTGAACGATAACGATACCTTCTCTTCCTCTAGCACCTCTGTTACCATGTTTTGCTCCATTTCCACCAGCACCCCATGCACAGTGTGATTGGTGTCTATGAGAGTAATTACCTTGGTTATGAGAGGAAGGTTGTGTGCCTCCTATGTATGACATACCAGCAGTGACGCAACCGAATGACCAGTGAGATCCATGTCCGTTACCTCCACCACCATAAACGTTCAGGTTACCACCTGAACCATTTCCACCAATTCCTCCAGCATGCTGTTGTCTACAGTTTGCACCGTATCCTCCACTAGCAGAGCAGTAACCACCGAATGAGGAAGTGTTTCCATTTCCACCACATCCAGAGTAGTTAGTACCACCACCTGGGTTACCCACACTAACTGAAATAGAACTAGTATTCTCTACATTTATAACTCTTTCTGCCATTCCACCAGCACCACCAGATTCTGTATAACCTGATCCACCTCCACCAGCACCAACCACCGTAACGATGATAGTACCTACATCATCGGGTCTATACCATGTACCATTACCAGTCCATACTTGCATGGATCTGATACCAGTACCAGCACTAACTCCTGACCAAACATACTCAGAACCAGTGGATCTCAATGCTTTTCCTTCGTTACCACCCATAGGAGGTACAACGAATGTTGATCCACCTCGAATGTCACCATTAATGACAACATTAGAGCATGTCAAAGTTGTACTGGCAGTTATACCACCACCAGCAAGCATGAATCCCTGTGCTCCAGTTAAATCTTTTAATGCTGATACTTTTAGTTTTGACATTTATCCGTAGAACTCATGAACGACTACGACACCTTCACGACCTCTTGCACCACGTCCACCTTCTCTACATCCATTACCACCTGATCCCCAGGCAGCATGTGATTGGTGTCTATGAGCATAGTTCTGCTGTTGATGAGATGCAGGTTGTCCTCCACCCCAGTATGATTTACCACATGTATGGTTACCATAAGTGTAGTGAGATCCGTGTCCTGATCCACCTCCACCGTATATATTTAGTGACCCACCTGAGCCATTACCACCGTATCCTCCAGCATGCTGCTGAGAACAGTTAGCACCAATTCCTGCGGATCCACTACAGTATCCACCGAATGAACTACCATTACCATTTCCTCCACAACCAGCATAGTTAGTACCACCACCTGGATTTCCAACTGTTACTGATACAGATGATACGTTAGTAACATCGATCTGTCTTTGTGCTGTACCTCCAGCACCACCTGATTCCATAAATCCAGATCCACCGCCACCAGCACCAGTTACTGTAACCATAATGGTCTTAACGTCCGATGGTCTATACCATGTTCCGTTACCAGTCCAGACCTGCATAGATCTGACACCTGAAGCAGATGATAAAGTACCCCAAGTGAGTGCTGACCCATTGGTTGAAATGTATTCATCAGCATGACCTGATGGGTTGGGAAGAATATAAGCAGACGATCCTGCTAATGTACCACTGATCTCAATATCTTGCACATTAAGAGTACCATTGGCAGTGATACCCCCACTCGTGAAAGTAAAACCTCCAATACCACCGATGTCTTTTATAGCTCCCAGGTTTAACTGTGCCATACTAAACTAACTACCTGTATGTTTCTATTTATCATTATTTATACCAGATATCTTCCACCATGTCCTTGATTCTGGGCAAAAGGGTTGTGCTCACTTATATCTAAGCAATTACTCTTACCATCAAAATCAGCAGACAAGTTGAATGCTATTGATATTCGGTCTTCATCACTCTCATTAACTGTTACATCATGCTCTAACCAACATGGAAAATATATTAATGTACCTGCCTCTGGTTCAACCGCCTGGTAACCTATACCATCACCAAAATATTCATAATCTCGTTGAACATGGACTAAAGGACCACGAGGATCCCAAAATCTTATTGCTCCTGAGTATTTAGGCACCTTCACATAGTATACTCCTGACAGTAATATATTAGTATCAGCATGTAAATGTCTGCTGTTACTGGCACCTGTAGGATTTATATTACACCAAGAATATATCATAATATTCTTTAGTGGTTTGTCCTCCCTCATTGGGCAATTTGCAGCAACAAGGTCGATCCAATCTTTGTTATAAAACAAATCACCCTGATAACCTCCATTACTGGAGTAAGGGTGATTGGGTTCAGTCTTCTGGAAATTATATATTTCCTCTTCTAACTTATCATTGTCAAAATCCACATGCTTAACCCACAGTGGAGTATTAAATATATTCATAATAAAAATATCAATTAACTATAGTTTCTATAATGTCCTAAGACTACAAACTCTTCGTTTCCTTGTTGTTGTTTAGGTACCTTATCTATGATAAGAAGATCTACCATAGCATAGTCTTGACTCTGACCAGGTCCACCTCTAGTAGTGCACCATTCAATAGGACAATCTTGACCAAGTATAGTTACACTAGATGGCATTCCGTTGGCACCTGCATTCTCAGTTATAATTCTGAAATGATATAAACTACCATCACCATTGTGCTGATCCATATCATTTAGATATAATCTCCAGTTACCACCACCATTTCTTGTAACATATATTGTATTACCATTGTTAATACTATGTGTTACGTTACCACTGTAATCAGCATAGAATTTACAATGCTCTTTACGACCACCTGAGAAGTGCATTCCAGTTGATCTAAAATCTTGAGTTATTATATCTACAACTTCAAGGTTTAACATGTCATCACCACCGAGGACATTCCACGTGGCATTATTTTCAATCGTGACTGTATAACCGTTTGCAATAGTAATAGGACCTGCTGAGAAACCGTTGGTGAATTCAGCACCACCGTTAGCAACTGGACCTATAGTTAAATTCTCTTCAATAGTAGTACCGTTAGTCCTGATAATACTATTCTCACCAACACTGGGACCTCCACCACCTACGTCATCCCATCCTGGAACACCTTGGGCAGCATCTTGCTTATAGATCTGTGCCATGTCCTCGGTACTATTGTATATAATGGTACCATAGGCGGGTGTACCTAGAGCATTAACTGCGGTTTGGTTAAGAGCAGGCAGATTGAGTTGCTCTGTCAACTGTAGTGCCTCCATTATGGCACGAGTTGATGCATCAATCTGATTTCCAATTATCTTGGTGGACATGATTACCCTTTAATACTATTTAGATTAAATAACGAGTTCACGTATCTGTATATTATCTCCTGTCTGTGGTGTAGTACCAATAGAGAAATCAACAGAGTTTGCAGTAACAGTATAATCAGTACCAGGTCTCTGGCAAACACCATTTAGGAATACTAATAGTGAGTATGCTGTGTGTCCTGGAGATATAGCAAATGATGTAGCAACACCATTTCCTGTATACATCACACCATTGTTATTGTTAGTAACACCTGTTGCGAGTGAATACTTATCTGCACATCCATATTTACCAGATACATCAATGTCACCTGTAATTGCTACATTACCTGTGATTCTCATTCTATTAAGTGCGTCTGGTGCTTCACCAATACCATAATGAGTCACACCTGAGAACCTATTAGATGTAATGGGTTCAGTGTCACTTAGACCAAACTTATACCAAGTACCTGAGTCATATATCCAACCCAAGTATGTTCCTGGAGTCCAGTCAACGTTATAACAAATATCACCAGTGTTGAATGCGGTACCAGCAGTAACACTTGGGTTACCAGTACCATCATCCTCTGCTAGGAATGTATTCTTCAAAACAGTACCATCATCGTTAGATAAGGTAAAGTTTAGTGTCTGCAATGTATCCTGAGAAGTTATCTTCTTCTGGAATGTAGCAGGACCAGAGAATACTGATTCCAACTGGTTAGATGCACCACCAATAACAGTCAATTTATCGGTAAGCACAATCTCACTGAAGGTCTCAATAGATGTACCTTCTTCACCCAACACGTTAAGTTGAGCAATATCTTCGTTAGTGATCTGACCTGTAA